AATATACCAGTAAGAACTTGTCCGGGTAAACTATTGACAAGGCTGATAATATTAGTTAATATTTTTGCTACGCCAGTAAATCCATCTACTAGAATTTTGAATGCCGTTGTGTTAATTACAGAATTGGCAAATTCTTGAAAAGTTTCAGAAAGCCGCGTTAGTTTGGAAGCGGTTGTTTCCAGAGCAATTCCAACATCTTTATCTAATTCACCCTTAGCTCCCTCAGCATACACCCTTTGTACTTCATCAAGCCGTTCATAACCTAAAATCAACGGTTGCAATCTAGCAAACTGTCTTGCACCAGCAATTTTTTCAATGATATTAGAAAAGACTGGACTGCCCGCCTCAATATTTAATTTACGTAAGGATTCACCAATAGCTTTAATTGAAGCATCAATACCAATAAATTGACCACCTTTTACCAGATCAACATTGAGTTCCTTTTTTAAGAATTTTTGAATGCTACCACGTTGTAATCTAATAGAAATATTACGAAGACCAGTAGCAATTGCCTCGTCAGCTTCTCGTGTTTGCTCTTTAATAACCGTAAACGCCGAAACAAATTCACCAAAGACTCCAGTGCCATCGCCGGGTGACGCTGCAGAAAAAGCACCACCAGCTTTACGTACAGCAGTAGCAATACCTTCTGCTTCAACAGCAAAAGATCCAGAGACTCGTGCAATGCCACCGAGTACCTCTTCTAATTTTTCACCTTTAATACTGAACTGATTCAGAATTGCGATAGCCGCTTCACCGGTTTGATTAATATCGGCAAAAGTAGGACCTAATGCACTCTTAGTCAAGGCAGTAAGAATTTGCTCTAATTCTCTACCACTCTTACCAGTTTGTGCAATAAGTTTAGTAGTTTGTGCAATTTCTGATGAAGCAACGCCATATGATTTTGATAAGTTGAAAACAAAATCTGTTAATCTTGCTGTTTCTGAACTAGCAGAACCGGTCAAAGAAACATTCTTACTGAGAATTTGTTCAACTTTGGCAAATTGTGTTTCAAGTGATAAAGCTGCACTAAATGTTCTCAATAAACCAGATTGCAAAGAATATAGAGCTGGACCAAAAACTAAGAAGGCGCTTAACCGTTTAACGGCAATACCAGTAGATTTTGCGAAAGCATTAAGAAAGCCACCTTCTTTAAGAATTACAGCTTCAGCATTGAACTGTTTTAACGCATCTTTAATCTTAGTATATTGTCGGCGTACTGGCTCACCACCAGAAACAACCTGATCTACAAAAGAACGAAAATCACGCTCTACTCGTTCAAAAGCACCTCTTTGATCTGGACGTCCACCAGCTGCCGCATCTTGAAATCCAAATATATTGTTATTGATTAACGTATCAAGTTTTTCTCTGTCTCTAATATTAATAACATCTTTATTAAATTGAGCTTTAAGATCTCTTTCGCTTTTATTTAATCCAGATTGAATATTCTTTTTAGCGGCTTCAAAAGCGGGTACAACTCCAGCAAAATCTTTACCGCCAGCAAAGCTTTGAAAAGCAGTTTCACCAATACGGTCAATATTGATTAGTAAGCTTTCCATATTACGAAAGCTACGTTCGCTAGCCTTAAGCTCATTTTGCATAAAGCTTAGTTCTTTAGTAATCTTATTCAATGGAGCATCAGACTTAGCTAGATTTACAAGCTTAGCACGAAATTCATCTACGCCGATAATAGCTGGGTCAATACCCTTTTGAATTAGGTCGTTACCTAAAATATCAATAGTATCTAAGACACCTTGTAACTTCTCTACAGATTGAGGAATCTGCCGTAATTCTGCCGCACCCTTTTGACGTAGCTCAGTAACATTGGCGCCTGCAAAATTCTTTTTAGCATCTGCAATTGCTTTTTCACTACGAGCAAAAGCTTTTGTAATACGAGAACTAGCTTGTAAAATTTGCGCCGCTTCTGAATCAATCAAATCAGATGATTTAAAATCAATTTCATATTTACGCAAAGCCTCTAACGCTCTACGGCCCTCATCAGTAACTCTTTGAGCTTCTTTGGCATTTGCAAAAGCTTCGCGGAAACGGCCGCTGTCTCTAGCTTTACCAAAAGTCGCACCAGCCGCTTGTAATTTTGTGACGGTTTTGATCTGTTGATCAATTTGACTAATGGCTGAAGAATTAGCACCCTGTCCAGAAACAATGAGATTTGTACGACGTTGTTTCAAACCAGATAATAGAGTATCAAAGCTTCTAGCGTCGCGAACAGCTTGAGTAAGTCCATCGCGTAATGGTTTTATCGCATTTTTAACATTTGTTTCTAAAGCAGTTAGATTACCAGCATCCACAGAATTTAATAAATTGAAAATCTGCTCGCGGGCCTTATCTATTTCAGGATTTACAAGATTGAGACCCTGAAAGTCTTTTTCCAATCGATCTAGTTGACCAAAAGCGCGATAAACAGATTCTAACCCTTTGACTAGATTACTGGTAGAACGAGAATCAAAGCCCTTAAATCGATTTACTAAACTATCGACAAGATCTCCGATTCCTGCATCTTTGCCAAGTGTTTTTTGTAAGTCCAAAACTTGATTTTGAATAGTTTTAAAGAACTTACTTTCAGGTTGTGATCCTAAATCAAAAATACGCTCAAGTAATTTACGCATTCTAGGATATTCTCTTTCAAGATCCTGACGTAACGCTGCCGCAGCGCCCTTACCATTCTCCCTGAGAATATCAGAAGTTGTTTTGGCTACCGATTTTGCATTTTTAGAAACGGCGGCTTTAATTGCCTTACTACTAACTAATTCAGAATTTAAGAGTTCTAATTTAACCTTAACCGTTTTAGGTGCAAAATTCTTATCATATGTCGCTTGGTTCGAAACCTGTAAAGACACCGGTACTTTTTTAATTGCTTTAATTTTCTTGACCAGTGAGTCAATACTTTTATCGCCCAAATTAATTTCAGCTTCTAAACCCTGAATTTCTTGTTTGAGTTTATTACCAGCATTCTTAGCTAGTTGAATCTGAATTTCACCTTGCAGGTTAAAATCGGCAGCCATAATTACTTACCTACTTTTTAGTCGTACGCTTTCTAACAGGTTTTTTCTTTTCTGTAAATTCACCGACCGGTGATTCAGGATTTTCAACCTGTTCAGTTTTATCTTCTTCCAAAACATTAAATTGGTCATCACACAATTTATATTTTTTCAAGAATTGATTTTCCGGCAACTTTTCTTCAAATTGACTATCAAATGAACTTGTCATTTCGGCCAAAGCTTCAATCATTGGCCGCATGTCAACTCGCAATTCTTCATTCTCTTTGTAGTCGTCTACACTCTCAAAGACTGGTTTTTTCTCTTCATTTAAAATACACTTTGTAATGAGAAAATCAAATTTGGCATTCTCAACATTATGCTCTACCGTATATTTATCATATTCGAATTTACGAGTTAAAAGAATCAAAAGAGATAGTCGCAGATTTTTAAGTTTAATAGCCGCTTCAGTTCCTTCTTTAAGATCACCGCCGTTCTTAATCTTTGCCTCAAGTTCGCCAATTTCCTTATTAAGTTCCATGATAGAGTTTAATTCATCCTGACTATAAACACCAACTGACTTTAAAAAGTCTTCTAATTGTGATCGCATAATATACATATGCTCGCCGTCATCATCTTTTGCCTTCACTAATTTAGCGAATACGCGCGCGGAATACATATTAGCTTCGGACTCCAACACTGAATTGTTAGTTGGGTTCTTAAGAAAGTATGTCTTTCCCTCAATAGTAAATTCTTTCATCTTTTATTTCTTCCTTTGTGCTTTAATCTTTCAATTTGATCATGACCTAAGTTTAAAATTTTGTCTCTCGCTGACATAAATTTATCATAATTTGCTTCTTCTTCCGGGGTAAAATCTTCAGATTTCTTATGACCCCATAAATCACCTAATTGTTCTTCAATAAACGTTAAAGCTCCAACCATAGTTGTTTTAATAGCTTTCTCCGCATCTACAAAATTTATCCGCATATCTGTTTAACTTTATGATAATTATTGCCACTGTTAAGCGCCAATACGTCTTCCGCATCTTCTTTAGTCTGCACAAACGTATAAACATTTTTAGCATCACTTCGGATACCTTTGCTTGATGGAGCCATTCTACGTTCTGCTTTACTCTTTCTAGATTCTAAAATTAACCATCCATCAAATGCATCATGATCACGAAAGATATTATCCGGTGGACAATCTGGATTGTTACGGCAGTTACGATATACTGCACTCCAAGATAATAAAGATCTTTGATAATCAGTCATTTTAACGGTTGGTTTGCCTAAAATATTTTTACCAGCAGCTGTATAAGAACTCCAATTATCCGATAGAGCTATATCACGGATTTGTTTATCGGAAATATTATGCTCTCTATAAAAGTTTAAAGCAGGATAAATATCGCTACCCTTATACATCAATTGGATCATTTCCATCCACATAGCGCCGTTGGCAATACCCTCGGCCGTCATATAATAGAATTTATTTCTAATCAAACTCAACTCTTCATAACGCCGATAATAAGTTTCTAATTTGTATTTACTATTGCGGCGTAATGTTGGGTTATAATAACTATTAAAGTATTCTATCTTTTGATTTTCAATTTTTCGTGGTAAGTCATCTAATTCTTTTTGGTCCTTCAAAGACCACTTACCATCCTTGCATAAAAGGATGTAAACATCCTGATCGCTGATTAAATCTTGAGTTTGACATTTATTAAAAACTTTATCGTATCTACGACTACCTTTATACTTAATTTCAAAAGTTGGGTCTTTAATAAATGTTTTCCTATATTCTAATTTCCCTAATAATATCCTAAATAATAAAAAATCCTGCATCTTTTTACAAAAATACATCGTGACCACATAAAGCAGCCACGATGCATTCCTAAGAATCCTAAATTGACGATTATTATTGCCAGAAGCCGGAATACACAATCGCGCTTGGGTCCTGTTGATGGAAGACCGACATCACACTCTGACCAACAAAGGAAAGAGTATAAGTAGCATTCCCACCACCGGTATCACCGTGAGTCTGAGCAATACTTGTCAGTTTATTACGATTACCAAGATCAATGATTAAACCGCCGTCAGTGGCAACTCTAATTCGTTGATATGGAGCGTTTGCATAGTCACAACCATCAAACTCGCCAAGTTCTGTAATATTAATACCGTCTCCACTTTGAGACAGGATTTCAATATCACATGTTACTTCAATCGGGAATGTAGCTGTTCTAGCATAAGCACCACGTGCACCAAGAATAGAGATCGTTTCTCGACCGAAGTCTGCAGAAATCGAAACACTCTGAACTGGCACAGTTGGAATGTTATCAGCAGCAATTGCTACCGTACCGCTAGAAGAAACTCCGGGAATTACTGTTGGTAGTAAAGTTGGATACGTACCGTTGTATTTCAGATTTTCTTTAAGCTGAACACCACCGCTACATCCAGTTAATGCACATGGTTCATCAGCTCCACCAGATGTTGGATCGGAGGGAATAGAACCGTAAAGTTCTGATCCGCCCTCAGCAAAACTTCGTTCGTTTCCAACAAAAGAAACGTTTTCAGTAAATGCACCGTCAACATTAAAGGTATAACCCACAGAAGAAATTTGAACTCCGGAGAATTCAACAGTTCTCAGTGTAGATCCATTTGCATAACTATTTGCGGAGTTATACATACCGATTGCAACAACAGATTTAACACCTTCTCGACCAGAAATAGTAGCTGAAGCAGCTCCTTGGCTGGCCAAAAGATAAATAGGTGCGCATCCGTCTAAAACTCGTTCAAAATCAATACTCACTTCTGGAGTATCTTCAATAATTTCGTAAGGGCTAGACTGTCCCCAAGTATTAATATTTTCCGTTGGAATATCAGCATTATCACTACCCGATTGCATACCGTGAATATAGGTGTATGCACCAGAAGCTCCATCTTCTTTGATGTAAGCAGCTTGAGATGGATAATGCAATCTAACATTAGTAGTCATATTGATTTACCTCTTTATATAAAGAATCTTCTAATTATATTACACATTTTAGAAACAAACTACAATTTTTGTGCGTATTTTTATCCGACCTTCATAAATATGTTGGTGGATATAATCCCCAAAAACACACTCAATTTCTTCAAACTGAATCTGTGACCACGGATATAAAGCTGCTAATTCAGAATGATTTTTACCAGAATTTAAGGTACCATTCATATTTAGAGGATAATCTCCAGAATCACTAACGAGTTGTGGATCAAAAGTATCAAAAATAAAGCCTTTTTGTTTAGCTATAATATCTTGAATCCGCACGACTTCTTCTGCCGACTCTCCAAAAACATGGGCCGTAATATCATGATAATGAAATGACGGGGCCATATAGCCCAAACCATATGGTTTAGACAACTTAATGGACGGCACATCAAAAGCCACTGTTGGTAAAGGGAGTCTCACTTCTGGATTCAATTTAGAATCTTCTTGTAAATGCTTCCGGTACTCTACCATACGTCTATTATGCTGATTTCTTGAAGCGGTAAAATTGACCCACTTATACGAATATTGTGCTTTAACGCTACTCGGGGAACTTACAGAAGAAACAGATACTCGGCCGTCTCTATAGTTCACCGTGGCAGTTGGATCTAGCGTATCATTCACGTAGATTAACGGCGGCGAATTACTGGGGCCGTATTCCATTCCGCTTTCATAAACCCAATTTTCAATTCCTTGCCAGTAAGTATTTCCGCGATCTACAACTTTATGTAAGACGGATCGATTGTCTACATAACAGCCAGTGGCGTTTAAATCAACGTTATTATAGCCGCCTTTATCAACGAAACCCCAATCTAATAGAGAAATAAGATTAATTTTTAATTTCTCAGAGGGCATCATTTTACTGAGTTGATTAACTTTATTAAGCGACATTATGTAATTCCTTTATTAAGAAACGTTTAATGGGTTCAATGTTATTTTTTAATGTTTTGCTGATCCAATTATCATTTTCTACTCCGGCAAAATCAGGATCAACTTGGAAACTAAATTCATCATTTGGGCCGATCATAATTGCCATATGACTTCGCCCTTTGTTCTCTCTGTAGCTTACTCTGTAATTTGAGACGACCTCGTCTGTACCGGAGTAAAGCAACCAATCTAACCAATCAATTCTATTTCCGTTACTATTATAATAATGAATATTGTCTGTATTTGGTAAAAAGTTTACCAATAGAATTATCTTCTTATTTTTAATTTCAAATTCGATACCCAATTCCAACATGTAATCAATTGCTTCATCTATACTAGATAAATATTCATCACTAAAACCAAAATCGGCCCTTAGCTTACCAGAAATTAAGCTGCGATAAGTATCTGTTTCACGAAACTTTTCAGCTAAAAAATCATGTAATCTATTTAATATTTCGCCCGCTCGTTTTTCAAAATTCTTTCCTAAAGATGTTTTATATTTCTTTATAAAAGCATTTTCTAATTTACTTTGAATACTCGGCGCGCTATCTTTTATTTTGATAAGTTTCATTAAACCATCTTCCAAAAACAAAAAGCATATCTTGCTTTGCCAAATCCGTGTGGTTGTGGTAAAGTAATTGGAGAATACCTTTGACCCATTATTTTAGCATAGTTACAAAGTTTAATTTTGTCAGAATCCGCTAAATAGAAAATAGTAAATAATTCTGCATTTGGGACATCAACACTAATACCAATTTTTTTAAAAGATCTAGAACTAAAATCTGTAGTATTCGGCGAGTACGCGCGTACACGTATAATTTCTGTAAACTCTATTTCTTTTTGACATGTTCCACCACACATTGGGCAACTACCATGATTAAACGGCATTGGGCCGCCACTTTTATAATGATTGCCGTATTGTGATCCATCGCAGTTTTCGCAAGCTTCAAAAGTTGGCGGATAATACAACGTAGCATCGACACCGATAACATCTGAATCTAAAAACTGATCAGCAATATTATTATAACGCTCTATTATTTTATCAAAATTAATTTGCATTACAAACACAATCCTCATCAAAGTAAAATTCTACAGTTGGTAACTTCTTATAAATATCTCCAGAATTCCAACTCAATCCTAACGCACCTTTATATTCAAGACCCATAATAACATCACTTGAACTTGCAGCCGGTAACTCTATATTAAAGTAGGGGTCTGCACCAGATGGATCAATATAACGAACCATAAAGTCTACAGAATCGTTTGACTGAGAAGTGCCTGTAAAACTTAAATCTGCTGTGGCAAAAGAATATACACCAAAACCAGACATTGCTACTCCAAGATTACTATAGACATACTGTTGAATGTTAGTATTTAGTTCATCAACATATGAGTTTCCTTTAATAAAGCATGTTGGAAAACCAGTAATGGCAACGTCTGATCCGCTAATCACAGTGGTAGTTGTGGGAACACCATCAAGTCTACCATTAATTAGTGCGATGTCATCATCATAAATTCGTGGATCGCCGATAACAACTCCGGTAGCGTCAGTATATGCGTCAATATAACTGTTAGCATACACAGAACCGCTAAGACAAATAGTGACTTCATAGTATCCAGAATAATCTCCAGAAAGAGATCCATGATAGTATCCAGAACGACTAACGTATTCTGTAAGGGTTGTTGTTTCAAGCACAGACAAGCCGCCAAAGTTATAAACTTTTACTTCTGGTGAATTTAAACCTTCATCTAATGCTGCGCTTATAAATAGTGACATTATAGTAATCCTGAATAAAAAATAAATCCGATAAGGAATTCAAAAGCATATAGCATAATTTTACGCCTACCCAATGCTGGTGTTTCAGCAGGGTATGCTGTAGTTGGAGTTCCTGTTAAACCTAGACGTGTAATAGACATTATACTAAGAGAAATGTATCGCCGTCAGAGGGTGTATCTGTCATAGCGGAAGAAACGGTAAAAACCCCCTCTCCTGAAACCAATGAATAATCACTACATGAAGCCACTTGTCCAGTTAATGCTCCAGTAGTAAATAAAACGGATCTACCAATATAATGATCGGCCGTAGCTTCAGTAATATCTGATGCGGCGAATGCTGTTGTAGAAGGAAGTGTTGTTACGTCTGATACAGTACCCGGTATAATTTGTCCAGCTGATAAAGCTAGTCGTACAGCAGCTGCCGTATTATCATTGATACTTACAACATTTGCATCATATCCAGAATTGCTTCCGGGTGCAGTAAACACACTTACCGGTTCAATAACTACATTTGCCGTGCTTGAACTGGCGTTAACGATAAGTAAATCGCCGTTGGTTTCTGCTTGTGTTAAATCAAAAATATAAATGCCTTTATGATTTGCCGCATCCAACTCAGTCGGATTTGTATCATTTGTAGCAGAAGAAGATCCGCCGTCAATACTAATTTGCGCTGTAATGTTCGAAGCGTCTCCAGATTCAGCACCAGTAGACGCTATATTGTAAGCATAAACCGGTAGTTTTTGACTTGATTGATTTTTGTAAATTGCCATTATAATATTCTCATTCTAGAACCAAAAGAAAGGTTCGCACTACTACCCCCAGAAACTGTTTGTGTTATTGGAGTGCGAAGTTGTCGTTTTAACACCTCAACGTAATCTCTTCCATCACCATTATTATATAACCACGCTCTGTTGGATTCGTTTGGAATTACAGTTCCGATACGAACCAGCTCTAACGTATATTCACCTATCACGCTACCGGCACTTAATCTCCCATACCACTCGTTTCCGCCTGCGTCATTTATACTACCGAAAGTATAAGCAGATGATACCGCATCAGCTCCATTTAAACTTAGGTAAATTTCTTGAGCATCATGATCAACCCATACTTGTATACAATTTAATTGATCAAATATAAAAGTTGCACCTGTTGGTGTATCTGTCCAGCTTGTCCCGTCGTGTACTCCGAAAATCACATTATCACTAGAATCAATATATAATCTTTTTTCTGAAGCGAATTCAAATATACCCAATTGTGACCCTTGTTCACTGCTCGGGATACTAATCCACACCTCTTCATAGTAATTCCCTGACCCCGGCGAAAGATCGTTTGTCTTCGTTGCCGACACCTGATACAGCCTACCTGACGTACTAGATGTAACTGCCAGTGCTGCCCGTTCTACCGTTCCGGGAGTATCGTTGACTGTTACCGTTCCGTCATAGTCCCACTCGTCGCCTACTACTCTTTCATTCCATTCACTATACGTATGATTCCAGCATGTGGCACTCATGTTCTGGATCAGTGCTTCTCGGAAGTCTTCCCAGTTTTGATCTGTCAGTTCATCTCTACCGATACGACCGGCTGCCAGTGCCTGAATCTCTTCAGTGGTCAGGATGCGGTTGTAGATTCGAATGCTATCCAGCAGTCCATCAAAGTAACTATCAGAGTTTCTCTGCCCGATCTTCACAGTTGCCGACGTGTCTTCCATCGCCACGTAGGTTCCTGTATTTTGGTTTGTGTACGCTGCTGCCTCTGTTCCGTTGATGTAGATTTTCGCTCCAGCGTTTGTACCACTGCCATCATAGATAAGCGTTACCTGATACCAGTAGCCAAGTTCAAACGTGTAATTGGCAGATCGACCTATCGTCGCATTCGCTGATGAGTCAATCATCCTGAACCATATCTCGTTCTGGTAGAACGTAACACTCCATTCACCACCTGTACCTACCGGACCTTTCCCTATCGGAGTTCCTGACGATGCATTGTGGTCGTCATTTGGGTTGATGCAGAACGATACGCTGAATGGGTTGTCAGACGACCCATCGCCGAACGTGAAATCAGCATGGTCTGTGACTTCGATGTAATCACCTACTCCATCGAACTCCCACGCTCTTACACCGTTCCACGCTACATCAGCGATCTCTGTCAGACCACCATTCTGTGTACCGTCGTGACTGTTACCGCTCAGGTCTGTTGCTGTTGTTGTTCCTGCCCCATCATCATCACGACTGGCAGAGTAATGAGCTACGAGACCGTTTGTGATCTTATCTGCTGGTAATCCCCAGTTCTGGCTACACCCGAATCCTTTGTTATGAAACGCTGATGCACGACTAATGCGGTAGTTCCCACCGCTGTAGTCTACAAACAGTTGCGTCGTTGACTCTGATCCCGTTGTATTGTGCGTCCCTGTTCCATCAAAGTCTACAATCTCCAAATTCGTCGTGTCGATATCTGTTGTGCAGCTATTGAACAAGTTGTTATGCAGCGTGACTCGTGCGACCTGTCCTGACGGAGTTGCGCCCGAATTCAAAAGTCCATCTGTGCAGTTATCGAAGACACACCCAGCGATCAGGAATTCAGAGTCTGTTACTACCGGATCAGGGTCAACATGCAGTTCAATACCAGTGTCGCAATCTGCAAATGTGCCACGCTCAATGAACGTGTTTCCGAAATCACGCTGCGTTTCAATGTAAACTCCGACTTTACACCCAACAACACAGATGTCAGGTACAGTCATATTTATGTTCGCATCGTAGTCTGTAAACGATAATGCCTGTTGCAGTCCGCCTGTTCCCGTCCCGTTGTTGACTACGCGTATATTCCCGAACCCTGCTGGTCTACCTCCCGATACACCTACTGCTTTATCCCAGTCACCCGATGCGTCACTGGTTATTTCTATCCACAAGTTTCTGAATGTCGCTTGATCATCGCCAGACGAACCTGTGAAGATTCCTGAACTGGTAGAGACCCAACCGCAGATAGCTTTACACCAGCGTGCCCCGGCACATTGAGCTAGTGCATTATAGACAATGGTTCCGGCTGAATTATCAAGTACCCACGACTCAAGGAAAGCCCATGTGATCTGAAAGCGATCGTCACCTGTCCATGTTAATGTTGGAAAGTTACTACAGTCAAAACACTGATCGTCGGTAGCGTGCCAGTCTCCGTTTTGTTCGGGCAAGTTTTCATTGCCTGCTGCATCACACGACTTGAATATCAACGGGTTGTTCTGCGTCGGAGCATTCGTGAAGCTGCTGTCATTCAGATCGGTGGGCATTGTGTACGACTGAGCACCTTCAACGATTACAGTCAATCCACTGCTCGTGAAGTCGTGCCCAGTGATATCTGTATTCAGATCGCCTGATTCAAACAGAGCGATCCGATTTGCGAACGATGAACCGTCAGCAGAACCGTTGTCAGAAGCGCCCGCCCATAGAATTGATTGTGCCATTATGATAACCCTGTTTGAAACGCATTAATTAGCTCGGTATTTGTAGTTGTTCCGTTTCCCTGACTTATGACTATCAAAACATTTCCGAGCGCTCTTTTCGCACGACCCTCCAATACTTTACGATTTCTTTCGTTAATCTGGTCTTGATCGTACTTAACCTTTGCCGCCTTGGCGTCAGATATTTCTTGAATAGTTGGTAATTCACCCAGCCCTTCAGCCCTCCAAGGCTCAATATACCATATACCCTTAGCTTTGACGCGATCACTTAATCCAGCAGGCCATCCATTCGCTGCTGATAAAATCTCAATCATTGTTTGTACTTGCGGATCAGACATATTAATTCCGTCCGCATTCATTGCAGCGTATGCTGCTGCAACACGAGGAATAGTAGATTTTTGTAAGGTTCCTAAAATAATATCAGATTCGGTTACTCCGCCACCTAGATCATTTGGAAACTCTAACATTAACCATCTAGTAGTTTTAAGATCAGAATTTTTACGTTCTACGGTCTTAGTATTCAAAATAGAAACCACACCTCTAAAATCGTCAGATGCTAGTTCAACTGCAGCATAAGAATCTGCTACTCTATAAATTTTTTCTTGTTTGGGAGTCATTTAATCCACTTCCTTAATTATGTTACGTAAAAGTTGAAGATGGAATGCCAAAATAATTAGTTCCATCAAATAAGAATGATAAAATACGAGTCTTACTAGTATCAGAATTCCATGTTATCTCACCATCGTCATCCCACTTAACAGCTGCGGGCCATGTCAAGTCTCGTGCAGTCGCCCCTTGTACTAATTTAATGGATAAGCGAGCAGGGCCTGACGGGGCAGTAAATGAAATTGTAACATCACCACTAGCGCTTCCTAAATTCAAAGTTTGAAATGTACTAGTTGTCCAATCAATAGTAACAGTAGTACTAGATGGAGTTTGGCTAGTATTAACATGGTGCACTTCTGACGGCACCGAAAATGCGCCGGTAATATCATCAGTAAGATTTATTTGATTCCTAGTTATGACTTGACCAGCAATAGTAATATAATCTGGTGTTCCAGCCAATGTAACGTCGGTAGAATTATCTGTTCCGGCAGCATCAACTCCTAGAGTTGTTCTAGCAGTACTAGCATCTGCATCATCCACAAGAGATGCGCCAAAAGAAGAAATTGTTGTAGACGCCGGAAGTGATAATGTTTTAATATTAGCATCTACTTCTGAATCCATTAAAGCGCCAGCTGCAGTCACATTAGTTGTATCTGTTATATCAGCACCAGCTTCAATTCCATCGAGTTTGCTGCCGTCGCTAGCTATATCTCTCCCATCAACAGTTCCACTTAATGTAATATCTCCACTGACAGCTAATGTGGAACCATCATAAGTAAGATCAGCAGTACCTTCAATAACAGTAGAGGAAGTCCAAACAGGTATTTGATTATCAACGGGCGTTCCAGTATTGCTTACGTTTCCTCCGCCACCGGGTGTTGCCCAAGTACCATCGCCTCTCCAGAATGTGCTCGAAGAAGCAGAAGTACCACCATTCAAATTTGTAACTGGCAAATCACCAGTCACATCAGTAGACAAATCAATAGCATTACGAGTAATGACTTGTCCAGCAATCGTTATATAATCCAAACTTCCAGCTAAAGTTACGTCTGTGCTATTATCAGTTCCTGCCGCATCAACTCCTAATGTAGATCGAGCAGTTGCGGCATCTGAATCATCTATTAAAGTTGCACCAAATGTAGAAATTGTAGTATTCGCCGGTAAACTTAAAGTTTTAATATCGGCGTCAACTTCCGAATCCATTAAGGCGCCAGCAGCAGTTACATTGGTTGTATCCGTTACGTCAGCTCCAGATTCTATACCGTCTAATTTACTTCCATCAGATGCTATATCTCGACCGTCTACTGTGCCAGTGACGGTTATATCGCCGGCAATTGCAAAAATTTCAGAATCATCATTCCATGTTGGACCTGATAAAGTAGTACCAACCACAGAACCATTAGTTAACACAATTGACAGTGTCGACACTGATCCTGAATAATCATTATGTGTAACAGTTCCAGCATTTCCACTGACATTAGTTTGATCTCCAGTATTCGTACCAGAAATGCTTGCATCCCCCGTCAGTGTTAAATTACGATTAGAATCACCAGTGATAATAGAGAGTGTCCGATCGGCGGTTAGGTCCGATCCCGGAGAAATAATTAAATCGTGACTTCCATTAGTGTCCAATATATGTAAGCCGGAATTCGGCAGTGTTAATCCAATAGATAGAGTATCGCCGTCACTAACATCTCCAGCTGTGATGGTAGTAACTTGCCAAGCTAATCCAGACCAATATAAATAGCCGGGACCAGAAGCATCATTAGCAGCAGCCATATCTGTTAAGTCTGAATCTAATGGCTGTTTAGCATCTAAAGCAGACTGCAAATCGCTTTGATCACTTAATGTTCCCGTAATATTTCCCCAAGTAGCAGCACTTGCTTGTAAATATCCTCCAGAAAAATCTAATCCAGACCCGATAACGACGGCCGACCACGTGTTTGCTCCAGACCGATAATAAATTGTATCTGTTCCAGATAAAGCTGCGAGAGCGGTTAAGTCTGCGTCTGCATCCTGTTTTCCATCTAACTCCGACTGTAAATCAGACTGATCAGAAAGTGTGCCGGTGATTCCACCCCAAGCCGTACTGGAGCCTGAGCTAAATTCAAATTTGGTTCCATCAGATGATAAAACCATAATTTGACCGGCCGTTCCTAGCGAATCGGGCATAAATACTTTATTACCGTCCGATAAGAATACGCTTCGGGGTGCTACTATTGAAATATTATTCATTAAGTAATGCCTCCATATGGAGTTATAATGCCGTATCCGCCACTACAGAACATTATCGAGTGTTTTAGCCGATTATACTGTGTGAGATAATCATCGCCCACCATTCTAATATTTGTAGCGTTACTCCCTAAGTCAATAGAAGTTGGTCCATCTGACAATTTAAATCCTCCGACAGAATAACTACTTTGCAGACTTTTATAGAAAATATGCGAAGCTTTTAAAACAACCAAATGTAAAAATTTCCCATCTTTATTTGGTGTAGTTGGATTCGGCGATATTGTTTGGGCCGATACACAAATGTCATAAGACCAACACATATCGATATTTACGTAATCGGCCGATATAAATAATAGTTGAGCTAAGCGCTCATCTGTATATTCATAATCGCACGAATTCATATCGTCGATATTTGCTCTTAACATCGGTATAGTTTCACTTAGGAAGGTTGTAGACATATCTTACACTTCACTTTGATGAACTTGTGGCATAGCATTGACCCCGGAACCCCCGGAAACTTCAACTTGAAACCAACCACCAGTTACTTGCACAGCTTTAATAGTTGTTGCATCTGTATCAAAAGAACTATAAACCACTACTGGATTACCATCACCGGTAGAATCTGAAGGTCTCCAGCGTAGAATGTATGTTGCTCCGCCGGGTGTCCCCTCAATATAAAATACACATTTTTTGTATTGATTTGCAATCCACGAGCCAGTAATTGCTCCAGTTGTATTACTATCTAAAAGATCCATTATTTTCTCCAATTAAGACCATAAATTTGTTGAACTAATATCAAAAGCGACGTTACCGGCTATATCATAGCCGACTAATCTAGTGATGGAACCAACATCCGTATCTCCAGAAACAACTAAGGGTAGAGAATCTACAGCACCCGCCACCCATTGCCCCGACCGTGCGTTGCCGTAGTAATCTTCCGGCACTGCACCCATTTCGGCAGGTGCGTCGAACAGGATGTCCGAATCATCCGTATCATCAGGGCGGTACGTTGTGGCGTTGTAGTCAACATCCTTTGAGACGTTGCCAGACGCTATTGAGAGTGCGTTAAATGCAGCAATCGAAATGCGAAGCCCGTCATCCACGCGAGCATCTTCGTCTGCTGGGACAACCGCCCACACGCTGTTCGTCACAGCACATCCTTGGTTTTCGACGGTGTCAGTTTCTTCATCAATGGAAATAATCTCTGGTCCAGTGTTTACCACGTACCCCAAAGCTAAATGCCCCCTTATGGTCAAGTCGCTCCATCGTTTAATAGCTTGGAAATGTCGGGTCACATCCGAATCAATTGTTGTGTTGTGAAGGAAATAGGTGCTGTCGATCGAGTACCCGACTGTCTCAGTTCCCGAGCATGTCATGCGGCTGTTCACAGCAATATTATTTCGGAAGGTGACGTTTAGCGTGTTTTGGTCGTCACTCGAAGCCGAAAATCCGCAGTCTATCCCACGACACCGTTCGACAATCACGGTCACAATATCGCCATTTTCGATGCTATTGTTGTGGCCGATATTCAGGCCGCCAGCAGATGTGCCGAGACACGTGAATGTGCATCCATACACATACGTCCATTCACCACCATGTCGCTGAAAGCAATTCTTGGTTGCCCCTGTGTTCTGCGACACGTCGCAGTCAACAAAAGTAGCCCAGTCTCCCCTGCCACGTATTGGCCTCTCAGTCCCAATATAACCTGCTATTGTCGTATTGAGGCAAACAAGACCCGGTCCCGTCCAGAACAAATCCCCATAAGCCTGATCAGTGTCGTTGCTGACAACATTCAATAAGAGCAGGTCGCGGTTGCTGTCCCCCGATATCGCCGCAGTTGTATCCGGATCGTTACTAGTACAATCCACCGCCCACAACTCCTGACCACTGCCTGATCGCGGGTCAAGAAACCTCGCCTGATCTCCAATTGTCGTCACGTTTGCCTGACAATCTCGCACGCCCATCTTTTGTCCACCGCCGATAATGGCTCGCGATGAACCAGAAATAACAACCTGAAACTTCGATCCATTAGTGCTTCTCACAAAACAGTTGCTATCAGATGCCCCTCCAAAATCAGAGGCCCAAGTATGAACCTTTCCGCCTGTTAGTCGCACCTCTAAATCAGTGAGTGTCTCGCCAGAGATACAGTTTGCGATCGTGTCGTATGGATCGCCCGAATCTGTCGGATCAGAAGGTGACGCAGAGCCGTCGTCGGGATCAACATACACAACCCGGCGACTGTTTGGAGTCACCCTCACTGTTCGCGTGCCACTTGCCGATTCCCCTTCTTGGTTGGTTATTGTGCAGGTGACGGTGTATTCCGTGTTTTCCCCCGGCTCAACGTCGTAAAAGTGTGACCCAATAAAACCCCGGTGCTCATTGTATTCCCCTGAGGGATCACCGAAATCCCACTCCACCTTGGAGTGACACCACTTACCAGCACCAAGCATTGACCCCTCTATCGTGAACCACACGGCATTTGGCCCCATAATCTCGTAAGTACCAGATGTGTTGTCATCATGGTCAGTGATGACCACCAATGGCGTGTTCGTCGTCGTGATGGAAAACTCATCACTATTAGCGGTTTCTGACCCATCATCATATTCGACGACATAGTAATACGTTGTGTCGTCGGTCAGGCCCGTGTCTGCGAGGGTGAGGCTTGTTGCTCCAGCGATCGCATTGCCCGGACCGGGGGTAAATCCGCTTGTCGTACTGCGATGCCATTGGTACGTGTATGACGATGACCCACCAGTCGCATCTGTAGCCGTTAGATCCACTGTGGTGGACGTGCGGTCGGTCAGTGATATCTCGCCAGCAACCAAAGGAGTGCTTGACACTGCCGCCCACAGTGCTTGAACATCCGCTAAGTCTACGTCTTGATTGGCGAGCCCCGCCATTTCTACGCGACCGTCAAAATAGCCAGCCGGAAAAGGAGAGCCGTCGCCCCGTGCTCGGTATCCGACGCGAAATTCATAATCCGTTCCACTTGTTCCAGATCCGTGGCTGGAGGTGTTTGACCCATCCAGTGCATCATCAACGTAAAACCGGAAATCTGTCGAACTTCCCACGACCGCGATAACTAAATGGACTGTGTCGTCATCGGCGGCAGTAGTGCCCGTTTCGATCGTTTGTGCTGTTCCGAAATCCGCCGCCGCAGCTAAATCTCCATTGCTGTCAACGTAGACTCCGATTGAACGCGTAGAGCTTGACTGTCGCTCAAACGTCACGACCGTTCGGCTTGTCTGGGACGTAGGTGTGCGTATGACCGCAAAAATCGTAATCGGCTGAGATGAAGACGCACCGAACAGCCCCGTTGATGCCTGATCAACAATCCCGTCCGTGCCGTCCAAATCGACAGACGTCGCACCGTCATCGTCTGTCAGAGCCGTTTGGTTAAGAGTGAATCCGCCAGAGTACGTCCCGTCCGCATTCCCGGTATCGTCATCCGCCGTTGTGCCGCTCGTCTCGTGGAGTTTCCAAAAGCGAACGAGGTTCGCGCCGAACAGGTTTTCTATTGCCGTTTCAAATGGAGTTGCCATCTATTTCCGCCCCGACAGTTTGAAGTTTTCGAGCCTTTGAATGATATTCGAGTTCATAATTCAATAATACCTTATAATTAATGATATAAAAATGGGCCTATCACACCCCATCAGAGTTGCGTAGGCCCAAATCTTTTATTAATTTTCCCCAGCTTTCTTAGAAGCTGATAGGAAGAATTCGTCGGTTGTCAAGAACTAAAACGCTGTAACGTTCCCATCCATACCATCCACCCATTTGAGATCTATGCAGAGCAGGATCTTCGTAAACCTCTAGCGGCTGAGTAAAGGCAAAGATAAAAGAGTCACGGTTTGCAAGGTCTAGAGCAATACCAAGTTCAGTATCAGAACTTTCTAAAGAACCACCAAGATTGGTAGAGTAGTAAGTTTGATATTCTTGGCCAACACCCAGTTCATACATTTCGTGAACGCGAGTCTTTAAAATATCCACAACAGTATCTTGACCATTGCTCATATTATAAAGCTGTGCTCGAACAGAATCAGGAACTTGAGACAGGTCCCAGTTCAGGATTTCTTCGACACCTTCACAAGAAATATAAACGTCGGTTGCTCGGGATTTCTTCAAGGAGGTCTGATTTCCACCACCGTTACGAGCCATTGAGCATCGTAGCAGAGAGAAAAGCTTCTTCGAGAAAGAACCAGCTGAAGCAGCCGGATCATAAACCAACATACCACGACCGGCAGCAGCAGCTAAAAGCGTATGCCAACCATCATCGTTACGCTTCTTAACGAAAGACGCCATGAAGACTTCAGAAAGACGAGCCAGAATATCCCATCGTGCATTACGTGCGTATTCCAAATCGTATTCAACAGCAAAGGTAGATCCGATGATCTGTCCAACGATTTTCGAACCGTTGATCGCGATCGCAGGAATATAACCTTTACCCGGATTTGTCCACGCTAAGAACTGTCCTTCAGTACCCGGCTCGACAAAGTCAATCGGGAATTCGGGAGTTGTTCCAGCAGGAATTTGTGTGACGTTGAAAATACCACCGGTATTCTCACCATCCATCACACCCTGTCGAATCGGGAGTTCGACAGCTTCAAGAAACTGAGTGATAGCTTTGGCGCGCACTGCTTCATCGCGTGAAGCCGTAGACTTCAAAACTTCTTTAGTTTCTTCAGAAATTTCACTAAATAATTTCGACATTATGTCAATTCTCCAATTTAGTCAAGGTGAACAGAAACTTTAACGAAGCCATCAGAATCAGCAGAGGACACAAACCGTCCGACCTGTGGGTTCATCGCGCTAACTTCATCAGATAAGAAACCTGAACCGGTCAAATACATAGGACCGGGAACAATGCTAGATAAGCGAGAAGGATCAATCATGTCTGTAGAACAAGTACCTTTTCGCATAAGAGTAACTTTAGAGTTCAGAGGAACAACATCCAGATTCTGGAAGTTCTGACCAACTTCAGTTACATCGTAGGAACGAACTGTATGCATTAACAGTCCAACGGGTTCTTTACCAGAAGGATCAGCTGCGTAGGACACAACATTGTCCTGATGATCCATGTCCGGAGTGAACGTACCAGTATTAGCCAAGCACACAACTCCACCGCGAGTTCCGGCAGTCTGCATGTATCGGCTTAAATCATATTCAAGAACTTGAATCTGGTGCTTAAGAGCCATTATTTACTCCTTAGTATTCAAAGAAAGAATTTCGCCAATTTCAGCTGCAATTGACTTACATTTGGTCTCAGCTTCAGATTCTTCCATCTCTTCATCGTCTTTTTTAGACTCAGCTTCAGATGATTCATCCTGTTCAGCTTCAACTTTATCAAAGTTAGGAGCAGCAGACTGTTTTGAAAGAGCGGCGTAAGTTTTCACTAATTCATCAAACTGTTCATCACTAACACCGGCAAACGTTGCACAAATTTCCGATGCTCGATCTTCGCTGACTTTCACAGCGATAAGTTTAGCAATTCGAGCTGCTTTAACAGCTTCTGTTTTTAATTCAACATTTTCTGCTTTAGCTGCTTCATACAGCTTAACCACTTCGTCAACCTTTGAGGTTGCTTCTGCTTTAGCAGTGTCAAATTTATCTTGATACTCATCAATTACTCGCTTAAGTTCTGCGATTTGCTTATTTAAGCCATCAACTTCAGCTTTGTGATCAGCATCACTGGCTTGCGCTGTTTTGAACGCGGCAAATTCATCATTAACATTTTTCAATTCTGCCTTTGTTCGATCAAGCTCGGCCTGCAATTCATCTAAGGTCATTATATTCTCCTGATTAGATGCTTTGGTTACGGTAAAATCGATTACACTTCTAGGATTGGCAGGATTGTCAACAAGACCCTTGCCGCTAAATACATAATTTCTTAATACTCTTGAAACTTCATAACCATCATATTCACCAGAACCACCATAAACTTTCAAGTGTTTACTTAAAAAGGCGGTATCATTATTACGATTTACAATTTTAGTTTCAGACGCATTAGTTAATTGGTAATCAAACTCATGGAATAAACATTCCATTGATACAAATAGTTCGTTAGCCTCTATTCGTTGAATAATCTCAGACATTCTTTTTGAAAGCTGAGGATCATCCCAATAAGTCCAAATGACTGCTTGTGTTATTACATCGTTTATTTCGTTAGCTTTAGAAGCATCTACGATAGGTTGGCCATTAGAATCTACAGCAGCACTTTTAATGATACACCCAATGATATCTTTTTCATTGTGCATATAATTGAATTGTTTGTATACCGGAGTATCTTTAGCTGCCCATAATTCAGAAGCTAAGAATACATCATCATTCTTGTTAACACCAACACTAGCTAAAATACTATTAATGAAATAAACATCAAAATTTTTATCAAGGCTAAAAGCCGCAAGGACTTTTTTACGGTCAGCAGAAATCTCATCTTTATTTTGTAATGAGATAATCGGGGCATAAACCGCCGTTGAATTATTTTTTATGAGATCTGCAATCTCAGCTTCAGCCTTGAAAATTTTCATAATTTACCTCTGTAAATAATTACACAATTTTTTTATAAAATACTAATTTTGTGTCATTTTTGTCATAACATAGGCCGCCGCAGCAGCTTTTCTTGTGTCATCTTTATTAATTTCCCTATTAAATTTAGCAGGAACTTCTTTTAAAAGGTTATCCCGTAAGGATTTAGCTTGATCTATATTAGGAATATTATTTAAAGCTTCACTGACACATTTAGTAGAAAACGACTTACAAGGAGAGAAATATAACAAAACACCTAATTTTAAATCTTCTAATTCGGCAGATTCTTTATCTGTAAGTTGCCGAGCGCTAGTCTTTTTCTTAAGTTGTAAGTAAATGGGTGACACAATATCGCCAATTTTATCTAAAGCTTCTCTTGCCCAAGATTGAGCTTGAAGCATATCGGCGGCTGAGGTTGGGTTAACAACTTTCGGCTTTCTTTTCTTTGTGTCATTGGAATTATTTGGCCTACCACCTTTATCAGGTGGTGCTTCACTATTCTTTTTAGGTGCCGATGGAACCACTTCCGGTTCAGGATCTTGATCAATAGCTTGATAATATCGGCCAGTCTTCGGCGGTAACAGTTCCTTATCTCGCCGTTTATATTCTTTCCGAACACGAGATTGTTCAATATGATTTAACTTATTAAACTCTTCTCGCATAGTTTCTAAAGAAATAACGTCACGGTCATAAAGTTCAATAAGGACAGAATGATAGTTGTTTTCGTCGGAAACAATCGCATCTTCAAATACTGGGACGGCCGGAGTACTAAATCCCATCGCCGACTGAACAACTTTAGATTCAGTCATTAAGAATTCTTTTAACTTCATACGAATATAATTTAATCTTTCAACAAAGATTTTCATAGAAATGAAGTTATTAGTAAATCCTGTGGTGGAACTAGCGGCTCCTCCGCCAATCAAAGCTGGAGGGATGCCCATGCCGTCATAGATCATATTCATAATATGAGTATATTTATCAGGCTTTAAGAAGTCATGTACATTAGTGCTAGATTCTTTAAAGTCCAAATCCGGACCCCAAAATATATCTAGGACACCGCCGTGAATATTATTTAGAACAATATCTCGAATTTTCTTTAGAACTTCCGGCGACGGAATAATAGAATTCAAGGCGTTATTCTGATCAATGTAACCAGCGCGCCACAATCTAACACTCGAAATAGCACCATCTAAAGCAGAAGAGTCACACAGGTGCATTTTCTGCAGCATAATTAGTGGCTCTAAGATAGAGTAAATTACAGGTAATGACCATAATTCCCAGTCATTTTTCCGGTAATGATAAATATCAATATCCTTACCATCCTGCACTATCTTCTTTTCTCGTAAATCAGCGGGTATACTCTTATAAGCACGGAAGGCGCCGGGATTTGTAGTTCTTAAGATTTGCTCATGGTTAGAATTATCACCCAAAACAAGCGGACCCCTTGGTGGTTGTACTCTTAAGACTGGCTTTTTCGCAAAAGTATTACTGGTAGGATCATGATCAAATAGGAACATTGGACTAATAATAGTATAACTTTTAGGCAAAGTCAACTTATTAGATTCAAAGCTTTGAAACTCCGCACTTCTAGCACGTTTCCAGTCTCTAGCAATATCAGTAGGAATTTTGCTTAGTTCTCTATATACAGGAGCTGAACCATCTCGTAATAATGATACACAGAATCGTTCAATGAAATTAGGACCGTCAATATACTTAAACCAGTTCTTATAGAAAAGTTCTACTGATCTATTTGTATGTGTCCAATCAAAACCCTTAACGGCAAAATCAGCCATTAAATCTACAATGTTACGGACAATCCCAATATTGTTATAAACATCAGAACAAGCTCTAACAACCTCATTGTGATCTGATGGCTGAGGAATGCGTTCTGAAGGTCTCCAATATGTATAATCGCTACGTTTATATTCGTTTGATCGTACCTGAACATTTCCAGTTAAAAAAGAAGAGCCTATAGCTGATGTAACAGTATTCTGCGCTCCGGCACCTTCTAAAGCAGCCTTATTGCACGCTGCAGTTATACGACTAATTTCATTGCTCATTGTAATCCTCATTAAAGTACATGTTAATAACTATTACACATTTCTATAGAGGTTGCTCAATTTTTCGGCGATTTCAGGTCTGCCATAATACATGGTACCCTTATCCGGGCGTTGTAGAAACCCATGCATCGTACCCACGTCAGGGTTAATTGGACGGGCAGACGAAGAAGAAAAATTGCGCGCAACATAATTAGCCATAATTAAAGCCGAAACACGGTCTTTATGTAAGTCTGTTTTTTTAGTTCCTGTGGTAAGCTGATCACCAGCGATAACAAACTTTGTGCGTCCAGCTGGAGTTTCTACAATCATAATCGTAGTTAATTCTTTTTTAAGCTCTTCTATTTCATAAACACAATCACCCAAAGTATCATAAAGTGTTTTCGCTTCTCCTAAAGACTCATCATAGTATTCAGCCAAACCTGCATTTAAGTTATCATCATAAGGAAACAGAATAGTTCTGGCCTCCATATCTTTCTTAAGATCATGATAAGCCGTCTCGTTCCATTCTGAGGTAGGAGTAATCATATGAAGAATATGGTCGCCGACAATAAAGTCTGTTTCCACAGGTTTATTATCAAGATCTTTCACTGGCAGGATAGCACGCTCACCTTCTTTAGCTCTGCTGGTATCGCGGAAAGCTTCCATAATTGCTTTACCACCACCAAATGTATCCATGGCGATATAAGCACAAGGAAAACGTGACATTAAATCACGGATTTTTCTAACACAATAATAGAAATAATCAACTTCGGTAATCACATCATCCTTAAGTCTTTGTCTATGATCTTTGCTTTGTGTAGTCCATACATGTACTATCTTGCGGTAGTGTTCTTCAACTTCAAGAACAACAATGGCAAAATTATCACCCTCGTATGCGGGGTCAATACCAAAGACATAACGTTTTTGAGGATCGCCGTATAACATTGGTGAGAATTTAACTTCGGCTCCATCAATCTCTATTTGTTTGTCAGGAGTAACGGTGCAATTCTGAATAAGACTTTGTCTATAAAATCCATCACTATCATCTACAAAACAAGCTCCATACTCTCTAAGGAAAACATCTTTTGCCGTATGAGTTCTAATACGCTGAATCTGAGACTTATCTAAGAAACCTTCTGGAACAAGACCAACAGGAATACGTAATAAAGAATAATCCTTCCAATTATGACTAGCAGATGCATCATCTCCAAATATTTCTTCGAGTTTCTCAGGATCTCCGCCGGTCATTAAAATTCGGTGCCATTTAGCAAAATATTCATAAAAGTGATTAAACTTATAATATGCCGTACCACTAAGAATTAATTGGTTCTGTAAAATATCATTCACGAGATCCTTTTCACTGATATCTGCACCAAGATGTTTAAACACCTTAAGACTTTTTTCATGGTCCATTTGTCCGATTGGGTCTGAAGATACGGAAAGGAACGGAGAGATAACTTCTTCGAAGACCGTTTTATTCATCGACGCGAATTCGTCACTGATAAGGAAGTTAGCACGATATCCACGAATTTTACTACCATCATGGCCAACAGGTAAAGCCCAAACAATAGACTCACCAAGGCGAAAAGACCAAGCGTCTGCCCCGTGTACCGGTCCATTTTTACCACCTTTATAAATTGATCTTAGAGCTGCTGATCTATTCCAGACATTTTCAATATACTCAAAAACCAGTTTTGCTTGTCTGAAACCAGCACCAGTAACAACACCTTTTGTGCCGGGAATTGTAATCATTCTAATAATGGTATATAAAGCCAGCGTGCTTGTTTTAGCCATACCACGAGAACCGATTAACATCGGAAAACGGTGATTATACATCTCTCTAATGATCATACATTGAAATGGATATGAATCCATATTAAACAATAAACGAATCATTAAGTAGAAATAATCCGGGTGAGACATTAAATACGATACATACCTCGCAAAATCTTCCATACCCTCATCCGGTAAATTAAAGAGAGGATTATACAAGGAATCGTCATCGGCGAGAATGTTCCACCTAGCATCACCTTTAATCTTCTCTATAATTTCATTACTAGTCTTGTTATAGAGGAATGTTCCTTTTAGTTTACTTTTAACGTCTTTGGTTATTCTCATAATAGTTTTTTAATATACTGTAAGTTTCGTATTCGGCCATATCTCTATCTTCACAAAAGATAAACTCGACGCCGTATTCTTCTTCAATCTCTCTAATACTTTTAAGTAGAAAAGCAGGTTTAATCCTAACTCTGCGTTGGAATTTACGAGGGATTCCTGAATGCGTAGGAAAGCAATGAATATGAGAAAGTGGAAAAGCGCAGACAATATAAGCTTCATCAAAACTTCTCATCCTTTCTAATTCCTTATAGAATCTAACTTTAGCAGATCCTAAACAAATTGCTAATTCGGCGCTTGTAGCTTTACGGTCGATAGTTATCTTATCTTCGTATCCCTCAATAGAATAATCGCCGGTATCTAGTTTACGGGAAATAGTTCTATTGTGTATGCCGATAAAATCAAACGGCTTTTTTTCCCTAGTATCTACGATTAATTTAAACATTAATAAACCTATTAAATTGTTCTTTGGTGTTGTTTTTGCGACCGAAACGTTTATGAAATTTTAAATGACATAAACGACAAAGAGTAACACCATTATCAATATCAAATCTACGATCTACGCACCAGTGCCAACCATCAAGATGATGAGCATTTAAAGATCCACCTTGTTGAAAACATTTTTGACAAGTGTAATTGTCCCTATGATAAATAGCTTTCCGCCAATTTCTAAATTCATTAATATTTCTTTTCTGTAAACGTTCTTCATTAGATAGATCGGGATTCCATGATGGATTTTTTTCTTTACTCCATTTTTTCGAAGCTGCTTCAAGATTCCAACATCCGCAAGATTTAGATGTATTATTTAATAAATCACCAGCTCTTACGGATCTTTCCACACCACACTTACAGCGACAATTCCAGTAGATCATTCTGTTTCTACGTTTAGTTTGTATATTGATCACTGTCCAATAATGAAAAGTACGACCTGTTAAATCCTTGTGTTTCCTACTGGGATTACATCCGCACGAAGTAACATTACCTCTTTTTCTGGTCAAAGACCCCTGATATATAGATTTTTGTTTCCCACACGCGCACAAACAAATCCAATTATTTTTATTGTTAGGATCTTTTGATATAACAGTAAGTTTACCAAAGTTTTTATTTTCTAACTTCATGATATTTGATGTTTTATTTCTTGTTTGTAAATTGCTATTTGTTCTTTCAACGATTTTTTCTTAACAATTGAAATGTATTTATGAGTTACATTTTGCCAAGTTTTAAATCGTGTGACATTCGAAATAATAGTAGGACTATTTAACCCCATCTTTTCAGCAATTCTTACTTGTTTTAAATGATATTTATGATATAAAATGAAGATGGCGGACGCCATTGCTTCATCTAAAACTGTCGTGTCTCTATTTTGACCCTGTACTTCATTTGTACCCCACCGAATATTTCCGGGTCTGTAATCGCCGTCATTATCAATTCTATCAATAGAATATCCATTCGGCCGATCACCCAAGTGGGTTTCAACATATTGACGGAAAGTATCAAAATCCAACCAAGCTTTAAAAATCTTAATGCCCCGACCACCGTACCTCTCATATGATTTACTATTCTTATTCATGGTTCGATATTTCATTCCGCGCCATGTTTTGCGTAAATAATGTTCTTCATACTTTTGTTTAGTAACTTTATTAGGATCTAAATATTCGTATTCGGCGAAACTATTTGGGAGTTCTTGGTGCTTTCTTAATTCTTTCATTCGCTCTTCATGTGTAATTTTCCGCTGACGATAAAGGCGTGTATTACGGGCAACCTTAGCTTGAAATATAGGCTTGTAGTATGTTTCCTTATTTTTAATATCATCGTGACATTGTTTACACAAAGATATAAGATTACGGCGATTACGGCGAAGAGAAACGTGCTTTGAATACAATTGAATATGGTGAACCTCAAGCTTAACACCCTTCAGTCCACAAAGTTGGCATGTAAAGTTATCTCGGGCCAAAACCTTATTACGGGTCATAAGATAACGTTTATTATAACGCCGCTTATTGCTATTCAACTTCAATTCTTTAAGAGTTGAAGGTTTGTATAATTTACGCCTACGTCCGCGCCGTTTTTTCGCCATTAGTAAATTCCGTCAGCAAATCCCATATACACAGCTTCCTCAGCTGTCATATACCAATCTGTCTTTGTTTTAATTTTTTGATCTAAATAACTTTTAACTTTACTCAAAGATGAACTACGTTCTTTAAAATATTCTCCATTTATGCATCGTGCTGCATATATTTCAATCATTTTTTTATACATCAATTTATTTAATTCCGCCCAAGCTATACCACACTTAGCTTCTCCGTCAAAAGAAAAACTACCGGTATGTACTAGATAAAATGTATCCTTACATAAAAATCTTAAACCAGCAGCTTGCATAATAATTGTACCCATACTTCCTATTAGGCCAGAACCATAAATAGTAATTGGGGAATCACTATTGCGTATATCAGAATACATGCTCATGCCAAAACCCCAATCACCACCATCAACATTAATCAAATATATGTCAATAGGTTTAGAATTTTCTAAATTAAGCTCATATAAATCTTTAATAAAATTTGAAACGGTTTTATAATCAACCGAGCAACCGTCATTCTCCTCTTGGTGGAAGAATATAGTTCTGTTTAAAGTTTTTGTTTTCAAGGTCAATTGCTATGCCTCCAACAGTTATTGTATCGTCTATCATTACAGGAAATTTCCATATTAACCACTCTTTCATTTCAGAGTTGTTAGACTTTTCAAATGGTTTAAGCGGAACAAGCTCTTTAGTGATAATACTTATACATTTATTCGCAACCTCCAAATCATTTACGGCAAACAAATCCGCTACTACTTTTGGCCAGAGCTCAATATCCGTTTTATTTATATAAGATTGTTTAGAAATATGCCACTGTTCTTCATAAGCTTGATTAATAAACAACATACGTGAATATTCTTCACCCGCCTCTAAATTAGGTGGCTTTTTTAACCAAGTTGGAGTTGGAATATATTCACAAAATTTTTGTAGCGCCTTAATAGAATTAAATTGTGAATTTACCAAATGATTCAAATGTATTAATTTTTCACGTTCGGTTAGTAATAAAATATTTAAACCATTAATTTCTTTTTGTGATTCGAAAAGTTCTTTTTTTAAGTTTTCCACCTCACTACATAAAGTGGCAATTAATTTAGACTCCGATTCTAATAATAATTCAAATTTGTTAACTACGTTAACACCTTGTTTATTCTTAAAAGTTAACCATGCAGCCCAAGCAGAGCCCAAAGTACCAATGAGAATACCAATATTATTTTGATTTATACTAAAATCTAGCCAATCCATTCTTTCTATTTCACATGAATTTCTTTTGGGTTTCGATACATCAAAACATAATTATTACCAGAAGAGCAATCTTCTACCAAACCAACTAAGCGAGCTTGCTTAGATGATTGCAATTCTTGAATCATCTTGAGGCACAAGTCAATTGTCCCCTTAAATATATGCATATTGCTGTTCATTTTATTTCCCACTTCTTCGTACATCAGTTTGTACCATTTCTTGAACTAAATCATCAAAAGTATTTTCTTGAGTCCATCCTAAACTTTTTAACTTTTTAGAAGATCCTAATAAATACGGAACTTCACACGGACGGAAAAACTTTTCACTAACTCTAACATAATCCATATAATTTTTATTGACAAGCCCAAATGCTTGATTACAAAATTCTTTAATGGTATGTGTTTTTTCAGAACAAACAACAAAATCTTCAAATTTTTGTTTTTCTATCATTAAATCTACAGCGGTTAGACTGTCATTAACATGAGACCAGTCTCTCCTAGCATCAAGATTTCCTAAGAATAAAAAATTGTTTGTTAACCCAGCTTCTAATTTACCGATATAAGAAGTAATTTTACGGGTAACAAAATCCTCTGTTCTTAAAGATGATTCCATATTAAAAAAGATTGGTGTGATAATATGCATCCCATATGAACGCCTATATAAATCACATATATTGTGAGCATAAATTTTTGCAGCTGCATATGGAGAGTTAGCAGCTAAAGGTGTATTTTCATCTTGAAAAGCACCATTCGGCAGTTGTTTGTTGGCTAGCAAATCTAAATTGGAATGCTCAAGCTTACCTTCCTGATTTACAAAGGAAAAGTTAGAACCAAACATCTCGGAAGAACTGCAATGAACTATTATCGGCCGATACCAATCACCGACCTTGCGTACGCTTTCCAATAGATTGAGAACGGCGGCTCCTGTGTGCTGTAATGCTACATCGGGAGTTTTGAAAGATTCGCCGACATGAGAAGCGGCGGCCGTATTAAAAATTACAGTCGGTCGGTGATTATTGATAATATTAAACATAGAGGTAGCATCGGTGATATCACCCGATTCTAAAATCGGCGAAATTCCTAATTCCTTTAAACGCCACATATTAGATGAACGCCTATGTAAACCTACAACGGTATGTTTATTATCTAAATATCTTTTAGCTGCCAAAGCACCGACTTGACCTGTAACGCCGGTAATTAAAATTTTCATAATTTGCCTTCTTTCTTTAATTCTTCAACGATTTCTGAATTCAATACCGGCCGGTCTTCCATGCCATCAGGATACTTATATAATTCAGACAATCGTATATATTCTTCTTTCATACCCAGCCTATTCTTTTCCATCTTTAATCCTAATTCCCGGCGGTACGCCGGATTCTTTTGCATATATGCTAATTGATCAGCTAGGGACTCATTAGCCTTTGTCAACTCGCTTGCCCTTGCTTTACGAGTAGAATTCATCTTATCTAAGAGATCTTGTTTAATTTTGAAAAAAGTATTTTGATTAGCACGAATAGTTTTTAATTCATCTTGAGCAGTTGCTTTCTCAATGTTAGCGCTATCAATCTTTTCCATCAATAAATCTTCTTGTTCGTCGAAATCATCATCGCGCGTTCCTTGTTTTAACTTAGATAAGGAAGCTTCAAGGGATTGTACCTCTTTGGTCATTTTCTCTATATCTTGCAGTAATACTAATTCGCGCGTCATAGCTCTGTCTAAAAGACAAGCGGCTTTGGCATAGTCTAAAATCTGCTGCTCTTCTGAGAAAGTAACATCTGATCCAAATTGCCGCATCATTTGTTCATAAATATTAATGACGGCATCTATTTCGGCGGAACCCATTTGTTTTGCCAGAGGAGCAAATTGTGCCGATTCTTTAATCTTCGTTTCAATATTCTTTTCGTTAGAAACTTTATCTCGCGTAATTCCATTGCGTTGACAGTATCGTCGAACAGTATTAGGACTGCGGTTTAATTTAACTCCGACTTCTTCGTATGTATGATATGGAATCAATTTTTCTATTTGCCGTTTTTCCTCATCCGTCATTCGCCCCTTTTTAATTGACACTACACTTCCTCCGATTCAGCGATTACTCTCATAGCAGCTAGTACCTTTTGCCGTGAATGATGTGGAATAGAAACACCGTCTTTCATTCTTAAAAAATCTTCGCGTAAATTTGCCACTATTTTCTCATCTACAATATTTAAGAAATTCACATCGGCGAACAGTTTATGCTCATCCTCTACATCAATAGAAAGACTCCCGGCAGTCATCAGCCGTTTCTTGTTCTCAGCGCTTTGCTCATTGAAGTAACGATCTCTTTTCAATGTTATCAGTCTATTGCGTACAAAGTGATAAAAGAATTGTTCCGGAGTGGATTTCGCCGAATCATATTTTCGTGCTGCTTCCAATATAAGAAAGTATACTTCTTGCTCAATATCATCACTATCGTAAATATCAAATGTAAAGGTATGCTTAAGTTGTTCAGCTACGTACTGTGTTAGACGTAATAGCTCGTTCTCGTTCATCATCACTTCTTTCATCTTCTCTTTGTAAGTCCGAAGCTACGCTTCGCTCTAGTTCTGGGGTTTCTTGTATAACCAGTTCAACGTTACCATAAATAATTTTTGCGGACATTTTTAATATTCTCCTGAAAATTTGCGTAATTATTTGTAGTCGGCAGATGTCCGAATCGCCGTACACTTATTATTACCCGAAATTTTTAAAATATTTACGATTTTCTTACTTTCGGTAAATTTTTATAAAATAATTAGGAGAAAAGATGAATTTACAAGCATTTGGTGCAGATAAGGCTATAGAGGACTGGCTCGAAGATTCTCGAATTCACCCTGAACTCACGAGAGATATACTTGTGAAGCGTGCAAAACGTGGATGGCTTGGTGAAAGAGCTTTGACTACACCAGTAATTAAAGGCGCGCGG